CGTCAGGGAACTGTCGTCCGCGGTGGTCGTGGACGGCACCTTCCCGATGAACACGCTGCCGAGCGCCGGGGTGTCTTCGGTGTTACCCGTGACCTCCCAACCGGAGATGGCAGAGATCTCAGGGCTGAGATTGGTGCCCGCGTTGATCTCCGAACGGGTCGGCGACTGGTAGTTCGCCAGAGTCGGCGCCCAAACGACCTTCGAAACGCCCTGCCGGAAGTACCGGTCCGACGCAGTAATGGGGGTGGCACTCACTTCGAGTCCTCCTTCGCGGCTTGCCGGCGCCGCGGCGCGGGCTCAGGAACATCCGCCCCGGCATCCTCGGCCGGCGCGGTGTCGTGCTTGCTGGTCTTCGGCTGGGGCTCCGGAGCGGTAGGCGCGTCAGTTACGACCCAGCCAGCGGCCCGGTGGTGAGGCACCGCGTTCTCGGCGACCTCGATCAGCTGGTCTTGCGGCAGGTCGGGATGCCGCATCCACGCGCTCATGACGCCGACACCCGCACCACCGCCACGGTCACGGAAGTGACCGCGTCGTAGGTGATCGTGGCCCGGCCCGTGCTCGGATTCCGGTACCGATCCGTCACGGGGATCAGCTCGGTCTTCGCGGCGGCCACCGTCACCACACGGGCCTGGACGGTGCGGTCACCGTCAATGAGCTGCGGAATAGCCAGCGTCACCGTGTGCGAGGACGCGTCCGCGTTCTTCACGGCCAGGAACACCCCAGCGCCGGTCTGGCAGTCATCCCCGCCAGACGTCGCCGCGACCAGCGCGGCGTCGAGTTGGAACCCCGTCAGGGGCACGACATTCGTTGTCAGGGCGGCCATCAGCCACTCACTTTCTCGTCACGAAACCACTACAACCGCACCCGAATTCCGGGGCGGTGGGATAGTGCGGACCACAACAGCCACACCAGGGGGGACCCGATGAACCTGCGAGACGCAAAGGCTCAGGTCGAGCGAGAACACCCCGAACTAACCGGAACAGCGAAGATCGAGGCCATCAAGGCGCTCCGAGACCAGGACAAGACTGCCCAGCCCGCCAAGGACAACGGAGATTCGAAACCCGCAACAGTCGGGGAAGCCTGGGCAGCTCTCGCCGCCGTCGCGATCGGCATGCGCCTCATCGCCTGGGGCGTCTGGGGCTCACTCGACGCAGGGCCGCACTGGTACGACGCGCTGTACGTGGTGCTCCTGCTGACGGCGGTCGCCGGGCTCGTCGGCGCCTACCGCCGCCGCTAGCGGCGCGTGTACGCCTCACAGTCGATCTCGAACACGAGCAGCGCCTGGGCACCCCGGTCGGTCTGCTCCTGCATCAGCGAATGCGATCCCATCGTCGCCCGCATCACCGCACCACCAAGCCGGCGATCCTGGGCAATCACGGCACCCGCCGACGACAGGATCCCGTAGGCGGCGTCACGGACAGCCTTCACATCAGTCGCGCCCCCGATGACCGCGGCGGTGCACCGGATCAGGAACTGCTCGAAGTCCGGGTTCCCCGCCAGGCCCTCCGGGGCGTTCTGGGTCTCCACGGCCGTCTCACCCGGGACGGCCGTCCAGCCCACCGCCAGCACCCGAGGCTGAGCCTGCGAGACGATCGCGGGGCCATCCATCACCTGCACGCCATCAAGCTCGGGTGCCAGCGTGAACACCTGCACCAGACCATCGATCGCCGTGGGAACAGTCGAAGCCCAGCCCATCACGCCACCCCCGGCAACGGCGTACCCAGCAACTCCGTGGCGCGCCGCGGAACCGCGAACCCGCGCGGCACGAACGTCTCGCCCTCACCGCCGAGAGTCACGCCCATCGTCCCCCGCTTCGTCTCCCACAAATGCTGAATGGTGATCAACGCGGCAAGTTCCACATGCGCCGCAACCGGTGTCACGCCAGCCGTGTAGGTAATCGCGACCTGCCCGTTCAGGGCAGGCCCGGACTGCACCGTCACCATGCCACTGTCGGGGTCGACGAACAGGTTCGCCGGATCCCACGACGTGACACCGTCCGTCGTGACCACGGCCGTTACCGCGGTCACCGGAGCCCTGGCCAGCAGAAGACCCGACGCAATGGTCACCTGCACGATGTCCGTAAACGTCCTCGGGTCCAGGACCCTGCCCGCGGCATCCTCCATCGGCTTGGTGACCGCATCGACGTACCGCTGCAACTCCGTGTCGTCCACATCGCCCGAGGTCCGCGTGTTCAACTGGTCCTTCGCATCGGCGAGCGTCACGAGCGACATCGGGCCTACTCCCCGGCGGGCTTAGCCGCCGCCTTCTTCGCGGGCGGTGTACGGCGCTTCGGCTGCGGCTCCGCCGTGTTCTCCGCAAGCGGCTCGGAATCAGCCCGCTCCGGGGCGTCGCCCTCAGGAGTCGGCTCGTCGGCCGGGGCGCTCACGTCGTGCCCGTAGTGGGCACGGAGAACTTCCGCGACCCGCTCAGCATCCTCCTTGCGTCCCGTCCGCAGCAGCGCCTCGTACTCCTCGATGTACGCGGCCCGGTAATCCGCATGGATGTCCCTCATAGCTCCCTCACCTGCTCAATCTCCGGCAGCATCGCGTAGTAGTCGGACTTCAGTTCCTTGCGCTGCGGCGAGCGGTTCTTCGTGCGGTGCTCCAGCCGCGCATCCCACAGGGCCTCGGCCGGCTCAACACTGTGGGCGACGTGGTTCCCCGCCAGTACCTTGGTGCCGCCGCCGGCTGCGGGCGCGGTGACCACGTAGTGGGCCTGCTGCACACCGATGCCCGGCAGCGCGCGGAACAGCACACGCAGGGGCGTTTGCGTGTCCTGTTCGCCTCGGTCCCAGAGCATCACCTCAGCGACGTCCAGCTTCGTCTCCGTGAGGGTCAGGCGAACGTCCTTCCGGTTCGCCATCAGCACTTCGTCGGCGTCGATGCGCAGGAACCAGTCCTCGCTGGACTTCGCGAACGTCATGCCGAGGCGGAACATGAAGTCGCGCTTCTCCACTTCGTTGCCCCACCAGGGCTGCCGTGACGTGTGGATGGTGCAGCCCATCCCGGCACCGGCTGCGGTGTGGGCGATAACGTCGGCCTGCTCGCTCCCCGACGCGGGCTTACGGGTCGCCCCAGGGAACAGGGCGTAGGGGCCGTCAACCGCAATCAGGTGATCACACACGCTCGCCGCACTCGCCACGCACTCGGCCAGCCACGAGGCAGGCTCCTCATACCAGGACAGCAACCCGATGATCCTCACGAGTGGATCCCCATCCATCCGCCGCGCGGGTTCCGCAGGAACCGGCCCGGCTGATTCGTTGTGGTGCAGGCGAACCCGATCTGCGCATGCACACTGGCTGGACCGTGGCCGTTCCCTGCGTCATGCACCAGGACCACAGAACCAGATTTACCGTGCTCAGCCCACAAGGCGATCTCCCCGAGGCGGAACTCCGGGGCACTGTCCAGGATGACCAGATCGGCGTCCGCCATCACCAGCGGTGAAGGCGTCTGCTGATCGGGCCACGCCGGGGGCTGCCGCCACACCGGGTCCGCCTCGAACCCGGCATAGGTGCAGGCGCTCAGGTCGAGATGCCCAGTGAGGCGCCCGGTACCGACCCCGGTTTCCACGATCGCCGCAGGCTGGAGAAGACGCTGCAGCATCCCCGCGAAACAGCAGAAGTCCCGCTCCGGGGACCATTCGTCCCACGACTCCCAGCCGGTATCGGCGTGCGGGGTGAATGTCTTCTCGTCCAGCAGCATGCGATTCCTCCTTGCCGGGGTGCCAGGCCGAAGCCCGGCACCCGACGCGGCTTAGAACGACGGCGCGATGAGGCCAGCGCCGCCGATCTCCACGATGGACTGCGGGTAGCGGCCGGCCGTGAAGGCCAGGTAGCCGTAGATCTGCAGGCGCACGGTCAGGTTGGCGCTGCCGACGTCCGGTAGGACGCGGGAGCGAATCCCAGACTCGAACAGCAGCAGGTCGGAGGCGCGCAGGACGTGAATGACGTCCTCCGTGGTCGACGCCCCCAGGGTGGTGGGCATCGACGGGTCGGTGATGACAGGCAGGCCGTGCATCTGACCCACCACCTGCTCGGCCGCGACCGCGCCGAGAGTGGCGATGGCATTCTGCGGGTTGCCCGCGTCCGGCACGACCAGCGGACGGCCGTTGGAGTCGGAGGCCGCGAGGAACCACGCCCACCGCCGCGGGTGCATCACGATCGCGGTCGGCGGCATGAACCGCTGCGTGTGAACACGCTGCACGGCATCCGCAATCTTGCTGTACACGGCCGTGATGGTGGCCGTGCCCGCGGTGACAGTGATGATGCCCGACGTGGCGCGGACACCAGTGACCTGCCCGGACGTTCCCGAACCGGAGATGACCTGCAGGTCCGTCTTCGTGGCGAAGTCGGCCGTCAGATCACGGAACACCACCTGGTCGAAGCTGACCGGCGACTGGTCCAGCAATTGGATCGCCACATCCTGCTGACCGGCGATCGTCCGCACCGGCGCGGTCACGAACGTGTCGGTGAGGTCGGTCTCCTGCACCGGGCCGTTGTCCGCGGTCTGGATCCCGGCCGCCGTACCGGTAGCCACCTTCGGAATGTTGATGGAGTCGGTGCCCGGGGGCAGCGCCTGGCCGTTGCACAGGTTCGCGTAAGCGCGGCCCGCGCGAGCAAGGTCGATGTACTGCTGCATCAGCCACACCGGCGGCACGAAGTACCCGCCGGTCCCGTCTGTGCGATTCAGATCGCGGTACTCGGGGTCGGTCTCCACGTCGTGCGCGTGGCGTCGCAGCCGCTCGATTGCACCGCCGTCGCCGTCCATGTTGAGCTGGACCCGCATCATGTCCTGCAGGTACGAAAGGCCATTGCCCTGCTCGTAAGTGCGGGACTCGGTGACCGCCGCAGCGCGGGACGCCGCCCGCTTGACGGCGAGCGCACCGGCAGTGACCTGCTGGCTGCGCTCCTCTTCCGCGGACAGTTCGGCGATGCGCTCGTCGAGGTTACGCAGCTCCTCGTCCTTGACCTTGACCTGCCCGGTCAACTCCCGGAACTCGGCGTCCTCCTCCGGAAGGAGATCCTCGCGGGCCTCCTCCTCAGCGAGGTCGGTGATTGCCTTGCGCTGCGAGAGGAGCTTCTCGCGGTCCTTGGCGCCGGCCTCGCGACGCGCAATGAGGCGCTTCAGTCGCTCATCCATGAGCGAACCTGCCTTTCGTGGCATATGACGGAACATGACGGCGGCCAGTGCCAGGCCGTAATGAGCGGTCGGTCAGCCAGTGCCAGGCGTGCGACTGCAGACGTGATCCGTGCCGGACCACGGTGAAACGGGTTCTGCGCGCTGCTCAGTCGGCAGCGTCGTTCAGGTGTGCCCGCAGGTGCGCTTCGACCGCAGCACGGTCGGCGTCGGGAATGTCGGCCTGCGGCAGCTGCGACAGGGCGTTGCGCACTGCCGCCAGGTTCGCGGGGGCCCCGACGCGGCCCTCATGGTGGGCGAACCGATAAGCCTTCTTGTCCTCGGGGTCACCTGCGGGGTCTACCCAGGCGTGCATGTACCGCAGCACGACCTTGTCGTCGGGGGCGGCGGCGCGGGTGGTGGTGCCGTCCCACGGGCCGTTCGCAGTGGCCGTGTGATGCAGGGGGATCGAGTCCCGCAACTCCAGGCTCGTGCCGTCCTCCTGCGCGCGCAGCGCCTCGGCCAGCGATAGGGTGCGGCGCTCGCGGCGCGGCGGCGCGATACTCCGATCCAGGGTGGCCAGTACCTCGCGGGCCCGCGCCATGGTCGGCCGCATGCCGTCCCCGCCGTCCCGCAATTCAGCCAGGGCCTCCTCCGGGTCGACGTGCGACAGGTACTCCAAGGCCGCCCCGAGGTCGTTCATCTGCGCCGACGTCGCCGGATTCGCCCCGAAGTTCACCACGCTGACATCGCCCTTGTGGAGGGACACCTCCATGAGGCGGCGCTGCGAATCATCCTGCGACCATTCGTCACGCTTGGTGCGGAACGCGAACGACATCTCGTCCATGTCGCCCCGCGCCATCTTCGGGTTCAGACGCTGCACGTCCGGGTCGGACGGGTCCAGGGCGGCCTCGACGTGCAGGCCCGTAGAGTCCGTCGCCAGCCGTAGAGTGCCGCTCTTCGTCCTCGCCAGGGGCATGCCCTCGTGGTTGATGAGCAGGTGTAGATCCGGCTTCGCCCCCAGCGTCACGTCGAACGCCCGCTGATCGACGGTCTCCGTCCAGCCGTAAGGCGCGCCGCCCATCACGTCATACGGCTTGTCGAAAACCGACGCGTAGCCGGTCAGCGTCAGCTGGCCGCCGGCCGCCCGCAGCTCGAACTGGCCGCTGGCGATACCGCGCCGCTCCGGGGCGTCCAGAAGGTGCCGGCGGTCAACCATGATTCCCCCTTGGGGTTTTGATGAGATGCAGCTGCCCGTCCTGCGGACCGTCGCTGTGACTGCGGATCGGCGGCACGGACACCTTGGCCCCCGCGGCGATCGGCAGCGGCGTGTAGTCCGCGCCCTTGCCGTCCGGCAGCGGCGGGAGGTTCTCCTCGGCGCGGATCCCGTCGATGTTGTCGTACCCGATGAGGCGCTTCTTCTCGTGGACTTCGAAGCGCGTCTTCTCGTCCGCACGGATCAGCCGGTCCGCGTCGAACCGCACGAACTGCCCGCGCGGCAGCAACGCGCTGAGGTGGGACTCCATCAGGGACAACCAGGGCAAGAGTGCGAACTGCACCAACTCGATCTGCCGCTGCTCGGGCGAGCTGTACGACATGGACCCGCCGGTCTCACCGCCGATCATCTCCGGCGGAATCCCGTAGATCGCCGCAATCTGGCTGGCTGTGAGACGCATCGTCTCCACGAACTGCGCCTCGTTCGGGCTGATCGTGAACGGCGTGTACTCCCAGTCCTTGCCGTACACGATCGGCTCGTGCGACCTGATTGCTGACACCAAGCGCTGCTTGATTACCGTGGCATCCTTCTGCTCCACGGTCTGGTTCGAGTTCCGGAACTGACCCGGCGGGATGCCGCCGGACCGGTACCAGTCGTCGGAGAACTTCTGCGCCGACAAGCCCGTTGACACCGTCACCGCATACGCTCCCAGCGGGGACAGGCCCCACACACGGCCCGGCAGCTGGAACCAGGGGATGTGCACCACGTCCTCGCGCGGCAGCGGCTCGCCCAGGTAGTAGAACTTCGGGTTCGTGAACGACCCTGGAGCACCGAGCGGAACAAGCTGCAGCCGGTCCTCGCACAGCACATTCGCCGGATCTAGCCACTCGACCGCCGTCGGGTATTCAAGGTAGTCCCGCGCGGTCACCACGCCGACGGCGTTGCCGCGATAGGCGAGGCTGGACACCAAGCGGAACACCCAGTCATGCAGCGTGCCGATCGCACACGGCTGCGTGAACAGCGACGGCGACGGCAACTGCTGCTGCGTATCGCCCACCTGCCGGTACACGCGGAGATCGACCGCCGACAGGTTCGCAGCCAGCAGCCTGCCCGCCGCGAGCACCGCACCGAGCCGCAGCGCCCCGTCCTCGTTCAGCGCGGCCGGGGCAGAGAGCGGCTGAGTCGGCCACGACATCGTCGTGGAGTCCAGCAGCCGCTCCTCCTGGCCCTGCTGGGCCCCACCGGAGAACATGCCGCGGAACGGATTGCGCATCACGCCTCCTCAGGCACGGGTGGTGGTCAGAAGACGGATTGGAGGACGTTGTAGGCATTGCCGTCGAGCAGGTGCGAGCGCATCTCGAACGCCCACCGGGCCACGGACATCGCCACCAGCGGCGACGTGTCGACCTCGGCGCCCTTCGGCGTCCACGCGATCGTGTCCCCCGTCGCCCTCGTCTTCGCCCCGGCGACCGCACTGTCCAAGTGCCGGGCCGGGATGTACCGGAAGTTCTCTTCACGGACCGCTTCCAGGATCTGCCCGGTCGCTGCGGCCATCTCGATCGCCCCGGTCACCGCAAGATCCCCGGCCTCCGGGTTGTCCTCATCGTCGGGACGCTTGAAGCCGGCCTTGTCCAGGTCGGTCTCCAGGAACGCGAACGTCCCCCGGCCCATGCTGATCGCGATCGGCCCGAGCGCATCCCGCAGTTCGACCAGGCGCGGCACCAGCCACTTCGTTCCCGGCCGGTAGTCCGCAAGCTGCACATGCCCCAGCCCGTCTACACGCTGCCCATACACGCACACCGCCGCGTAATCCCGCAGCGGCGACAAGTCCACGCCCAACGCCAACGATCCGGTGCGCTGCGACGCCTCGTCAGCGAGCCGCGCCCACACCGCCGGATCGATGACCTGATTCCCGCGGGCGACCTGCGGCCAGATACACAACCGCTCACGGGCAAACCCCGCATCGCCCATGGAGCGGCGCTCCCGCAGGATCGTCTCCTCAGTCAGCCGAATCCCCAGGGACGGGTTGCTGGCCGCCCACAAGTCCCGGTCGTCGAGGTCGATGTCGTCCAAGTGGTCGAGGTCCCCGGCGACGCCCCAGTCCCGCCAGCCAAGACTGTCGTCCCCACCGGCGTCGGCGCGCTTCTTCAGCGCGAACATCACCTCGCCTGTGGCGCCGCTCAACGGCGGCGACGACGTGTAGATGATCTGAGCGTTGGGGCGCGCGGCCATCGCGGGCATCAACGCGTCCTGCTGCTCCATCGTGTACGCAAACGACTCGTCGATGATGACGAGATCACCGGAGAAACCACGGCCCGAACCCTTGGAGCGGGCGACGAACTTGATGCGGGCCTCGGTATCGGACCGCTCGAAGCCCTCTTCCCCATTGGTGTTGACGATCTTCACGAGGACGCCGTCAACGTCCCACAAGTTCTCGTTGTTCGGGTTGACCTGCCGACCCAGGCGCTTGATCAGCGTCCGCATCCGGCGGAACGCCTCCATGCTCGTCTTGTACTCGTGCGCCGACCACATGATCAGCTGCTCACCCAGCAGCAGGAACCCGGCCAGCACCCGGATCTCCAGGATGCTGCCCTTGCCGTTCTGCCGGGCCACGATCTCGCCGTACTCGTAGCACGCCCACTTGCCATCCGCCCGGCACGCCAGCAGCAGATCAATCGCATCCGCCTGCCACGGATCCGGCGTCAACCCCGCCCGCGCCGACAACTCGCACGCCTCCGGACCGAACGTCCACGCATACGGCGGATGCAGATCAACCCTGGGCTTGCGCCCGCCGACCCGCGATACGGGCAGTGAGGTCTGAGACAACGCCCACCTCCGCGTCCTCTACCGTCGGCGGTTTCACTGGTGCGCTCTTCCGAGGATCAAGGCCGAGCAGGCGAATACGCCTGTCAATCACCCGAAGAGCCGCGTCAACTGCCGGAATCTCACCGCGAAGCGCCGAAGCCCACACAGCCGCCTGCAGCCGATCCAGCCGGTCCAGCTCTATCTGCTGGGCCTCCTCCAAAGCCATAGCGCGCGGCGCCAACTCCGCCAACAGCTTCTGGTAGTCCGCCAGCGCCTCGGTCTCCGACTGGTATCCGAGCCGCTCCACGATCATCGCGAAATCCACGCCAGCCAACCGCAAAGACGCAAGCTGTGATCGCCGTTTCGAATCGTCCTGCAGCGAGTCCCGCTTCTCACTCATCGCTCGCCTCGCTCACGGTGAAGTCGTGCTCCTCGCCAGTGGACTCCAGGACGGGCATGTCGCCGGTGTGCTGCTGGTAGCGGCGGCAGATGACGTCGATGTACGCCGGCTCCATCTCCATCAGCAGCCCAACGCGGCCGGTGGTGTGGCAGGCAATGAGGGTGGAGCCGGAGCCGCCAAAGACGTCGAGCACGGTCTCGCGGGTGTGCTCGGGGTCCACAACGCTGAATGCCCATTCGGCGAGGGCGACGGGCTTCTGCGTGGGGTGGACGCGTTTCCCGCGTTCGCTGGCGCGCACCATGCCGTTCCACATGTGCCGCAGCAGCCGGACCGCACCAGGGTGGTTGGTCCAGGCGAGCTCCGCATCGGCGAAGTTGCCGGTGTTCTCCTTATCCCAGACCAGCCAGCACGATGAGTCCGGGAGCCCGGCTGATGCGGCGTAGTGGTTGCCGCCCCACCACACGTGCTTCGCTTCCGGGTAGGTAGCGGTGAGGAGATGGAAGGCGTCCACTGCTACGTCGGTCGTCTCATCGCCCGCGACGGGAATGTAGTCGGAAGATGGGATGACCTTGACAGGCTTCTTGCTCGCGGCGGCGGCCTTCTTGCCTCCGAAGGGGCCGCCGCCGCCGACCTTTCCGCCACTGACAATGGCGATGCCGTAGGGCGGGTCCGTGTACACGAGGTCGGGCTGTAC